TATTGAAGTTGCTAGGCACGCTCGGAAATGGACATGCTCCTTATACTGCATCTATGTATCAGCAAGGAATACGTCCTTTGGAACTGATTACAATACAGCATACAACGAGGAGTGCATGAAGGATGTATCTGAGATGTTGTCTACCAAAAAGGCTCGTGACAGGCGTGCTAAATTCCATGAGAGAGGGAATGACGTCTCAGTATGCGTGCACGGAAGGCGTCTCCTGGAGCATGCTTCTACCAAAGGGAGAATGTACAGGTCTTTCAATACAAGGAATATATCTGAGTCATTGAGGAGCCAGAATGTACATTTAAGTGCGAGCAGGGATGCGTGTGCCATAAGATCCATGGAAAGGTTAGAGTTAGGCGAAACCATTGAGTGTTACGTTCAGGACAAAGATGGTACAATCGAAGCTACCAGGGACATCGCATCGATGGACGAAATCGGGAGGCCGTTGCAATTCATATCAGATTCAGCCTCAAGACGCGTCGGAGCAAGCTGTCGGAACTCTGCATTGTCGGAAAAAAGCAAAATCAGGGTCATAAGAGGGATGGAGACTGAGGTGAGAGTTCCGGCAAAACACGTAATGCTAAAGGTTGGGACTGATGTCAGCACGTACGGACCTACTAAGGACCCCGCTGCATTATACGCCGTTCATCTGGCAGTGGGTTGCGAAGGCGATTTGCGATCCTTTATCCGGGACTTCTTTGTTTCACTTACTCAAAAGGTTTTGATTCCCCCTTCCAACTATATATCTAACGCGGACGCTCATGCTGCTTCCTTATCAAGAAGAGGAGTGATAGGTGGAATAAATTTTGAACACCAACTAAGACTCATGAAGGACTCTGGTTGGAGAATGGAGATACCTGTCGGGACATTCCAGGGGCTGACACAGAGCAGCTCAGACGTTGTATCGGCTGTTAAGTCACGCGCCATTGAACTTTATTTTGCAGACTTCTTTGGGACAGACTGCAGATTTGTAAGCACAAACGATGACGCATTGGGAATGGTAGTCGTTAGCATGACTGACGCGTTCATATCTGCCGGATACATTAAGCAAGCGTTAAGCAGAATAGGGGCGTTATTTGGGGAGGTTTTGAATAAGGCAAAATTGTTCATATCATCGATGCTCGCGGAATTGAACACTCAAATGTCGTTTAATGGCATTCCTGCACTGGCGTATGTTCGTAGCACAGTAAATTCTGCTGGCGTATCAACATGTGCATCCCCAAGACTTTCTGCAATATCTGTATTGACGTCCACGAACACGGCTGTTGCAGAAGGTGCTCCTATGT